CCTTCTCTGCCTGCGATATTGCTGCCGCCAAAGTAGTTATTCAGGAATGAGCGAGCGGTCTCTCTGAACGCTGGATTGAACGGATTGATTGACGTAGGCGCTGCCATCACGCTCTGATTAGACGGCACTGGTGCTTGAGCTACCTCGTCTGGATTCACTCCGCGCTTTTCCAACTCTCTTCTTGCGGCTTGCTTATCCTCTGCCAGCGGAGTTCCTTGCTTGTATCCTCCTTCTGCATAACGCAAGGCACTGAGCATATTAGGCGCTTGCAAAATATTTCCAGAGCGAAAAGCCGCATCCATTGCCTGCCGATTATCTTCGTACTCAACTAGCCTACCGTCTTCCATCTGTATTGTTGGAAAAACGTAAAAGTTTCCTTGAGCATCGCTTTCCGCAGCCATTCTATGCGTTGATACAGAACCATCTGGGTTTTGTATCACCGGATAGTTCTGCGGGTTGTTGATGCGATCAATAAACTCAGGCTCATTCCTGTAAATCGGAATCCTTTGCGGCTGTCCTATCGGATCGTCTAAAACCTGCCTTAGCGCACTAGCCACCGTTTGCAATCCTCATCAGCTCAGCGTTTGACATTGCAGCCATTTGGGACTTGCGGCGCTGCTCATCCATCATGTCGGACATCTTCTGCTGGTTGTCTAGCTGATCGCCAAAAGACTTGATCTGCGTGTGGTCAATGGTTGCGTTGGCCTGCTGGGCCTTGATCTGGGTCTCCATGCGCTTAGTCTCAGCGTTGAATGCGTCAACCTGATTGTCAGCCTGATCACCCATTGTCTGAGCCTGTAGCTTCTGAGCTTCGATCTGGAGCTTCATCTGCTCATTCTGGAGCTTGGCTTGCTCGATCTGGGCGCGTGTCATCTCTGCCTGCGCCTTCATCTGCTCAGCCTGCGCCAGCACCATTGCTGGGTCTTGTGCCTGACCTTGCTGTGCAGCCTGCGCCTGTTGCGCCATCAGCTCTTCCTCTGTCAACTGGTCTTGCGGTATGAGGCCAGCAGCGATCATCTGAGCGCGTTTACGGTCTGATATCTGCTGGGCCGATGCCGTGGCTATGTTGTCCAGCAAAACGTCTCCAGCGATCTGTAAGACGCTAGGATCAACCTTCGCAATCTCAATGATAGTCTCAATGGTCTCCTGCTGGCGGTTCTGGAAGCTCGCACCAGCCTTGACCATAACGTCATACACGCCCATTGATAGGTCATTGAGCGTCACAACTTGGCCTGTCTGCTGGTCTATCACGCGCTGGTTGATGTCAGCTACGTCATAAGTCTGGTCTTCCTTCAGGATTCTTACAGTGCGCTCTGAGTCGTATATCTTCGGGATCGCGTCAACAAGGATGCGGCCTGTGGCCCGAATGCCAAACTCAAGCGACTTGAAGTATTTGATCGTGCTGTTGTTGCCTTTGTCCTGTAACTGCTGGATTGCAACGCCTGACTGAAGGCCGGGATTGTCACCCATGTTGGCAGCAAACATACCGCTGGCGTAGGTAATCATGCCCCGCATAGCCTCTGAAATATTGCGGAGGCCCGGATTGATGTCAGCGCCGCCTTGCTGTTGTGGCACGGCTGGTGACTCAGGATCGACATTGTAAAACTGCACTGGGTCAGCGTTGGTGTTTAGCGTCTGGAGCTGCTTCTCGTGACCACTGGCCTGAGCCATTGTCATCCAGTATTTAGCTCTAGGTGCGAGTGCGCCTTCCTCGATCTCGCGGCTCATTGAGTAGTTCAGGACTCTCTGGCTGTCCAGCAGCTTCTCAACCACGCCCCAAAAGATCGTCTTGTTCTCAAAGATTTGGTAGTTGCCAAACACAGGCACAACCGGAATCATGCCGAATACCGTGTCCTTCTTGTCCTCTAGCCAATCCTTCGCATCAAAGTAGCGTGAGCAGACCTTCTTGTGCAGTCGCTTTCTGCGCCGCACCTCAGTGACACCAATGCTCTCAAGCTCATCCTGCGCGGTCTTGTAGTCATCATTGACCTCATAGACCTGACCATTAGACATCAGAACAAGCTCGCGCTCTTCTTCCTCGCAGTACAGCAGCTCACCGATCACCGTGACCTCAGCCTTGTCGTAATAGGCATCACCATCACGGCCTTCATCTAGTGACTCACCACTGCCTTCAGGCCAGCGCCGCTTGTACTCTTCGTTGCTGATCGCATGAAGCACAAAGCAATACCGGCTGTCGGACTTGTCTTGCTTCTCAGCAGCAGGATCAAACCAGACGCGATCTATTGGGTTGCCAATCTTCTCAATGAACAAGTCCTGCTCAAAGCTGTCATCGTCAACGTACTTGTGGCTTACACGCCATGCGTCCATGCCAGTAGTGACCATGCCTCTTGCAGCGTGGTTGTAGACCTCACGAGCATCAGACATTGACTCAATGTTGCGGATGATTCCATCGTAGGTGTTGGCTATGTCCTTCGTGGAGTTGCCGCCTGCCGGACTGATCTTGATGTCAAACGCAGCCTGCTCGATCTCGCTGCACACCTGATCCAGCACGGGATTGACCATATCGAACGTGTACCGTGGCCTCTTGCTGTTCGCGTTCCACCAGTAAGGCTCCCATTGCCCATCACGCTTGGTGACAAACAGGTTAGCTTCTCTGGCGTGGTCTCGCAGGTCTTTGTCTGCCTCTTGTGAAGACTTCAGGAGATCGCAGACATACTGATGCTCATCGTATTTCTTGGAGTCGTATGCCTTGTCATTGTCATCGTAATCGTACTTAGCCATAGTTTTCCCAACCGCTAAAGTTAATCTCTACCTTCTTAGCCTTAATTGCTTTCGGCTTATACATCGCCATCATCAGCGCGTCACCCATGTTTGGGCTCGGTATCTGGTATGGCTTCTTCGCCATCTCAATCTTGCTCATCACCTGCAAGCGCCCGGTATTATTGCGCTTCATCGGTATCCGGCAGACCTCAGCGCGTAGCTGGTCAAGCGCCTCGATGCCTGATGACAGGCTTATCATGTCCTCTGGATTGACGTACTCGCCTTTCTCCACGGCACGATATGTGTTGTAGAACCTATCACGCAGCCGCCACCAATACTGGCTGCGCTTATTGAAAAAGGTGTCCTTGTTGGACTTGTTGCGGTGCGTACCGCCTTCAGTATACGGCAGATCGGGCTCCTCTACAGCCTCAGAGCCTTTGAACATAAAGTAGTCAATGCCGTTCTTGTCCTCTAGCGCAGCGTCAACCTGCCGCTTCAGACTGACTCCCATGCCGTCTGCGTCCCATACGAACCAATCAGCGTTGTGGTGTATAGCCTTGTCCAGCGCCCAATCCATGCCTTCAGCAGCCTCGCCAGTGACCATCTCGCATACGTCAATGACCAGATTGCCATGCCTGCAAGCGTAGCCTTTGCTGTCACCGCCAGTGTCTGATACGTCATGTGACGCAACGATAGCGCCTTGCGCCTTCCAGCCCAGCTTGATGTGGGAGTCAATCGCAGACTCAAACCACTCTATCGGGATCAGGCTGTCCTCAACCTCATCATAGTATTCGCCTTCCCAAACGTGGCGATACATCGCAGGACTCATGTTCTTCTTGTCGTACTCGCGCTCCTGCTGCAAGACCTCCGGGAATGCTTTGTTGTCATCCCAGTTGACCCACACGATAGTGTGTAGGTCATCCTCGTAGAACCCATCCCGCCGTAGTTGTTTCTCAAACGGCTTGATAAATCTCTGGCTAAACGGGTCAGCAACGCTGCGTGGGTTGCCTGCCATCCATATCTCTGAGCCGGCCATACGGAGCGTTGGTGTGAGTGACTTGAGACTGTCTGAGCTGATGGTCTGCGCCTCTTCAACAAAGACACGCTGGAAGTTGTGGTAGGACTTGATGCTGTCTGGTGATCGTGCGAGACCGACATACCGGAATGCCAGCTCGCCGTTGTAGAGTATCTGCGACTGCTGCACCTCAAAGCCTTGCAGCTCTAGCCGCTCGATCTCCTCCTTCAGCAGAGAGTGTACGCTGTCAGATATGCTGCTCATGTACTCACGGCAGCAGAGCGTCTTGATGCCTTGCATCTGGGCCGCTGACAGGCACATATCCGCAATGGTCATGCTCTTGCCGCTGCCTCGCCCACCGATAGCTATCTTGTAGCGTTTCGGTTCAAGGAAAGGCCGCATCTTC